CCAACTGGGGGCTTTCTGATGATTTGCTAATGTAGAAAGAGTTGTGAAGGTCCCTCCCGTTGCAACACTTCCCCCAAACAGCGATCCCTGGTTGGCTCTTCCCTGGGGACGCATGTACGCCGGCCCTAGACCGAGCGCAGCCATGGCCGACGCTTTCGGGACCCATTGTCCGGTTACTGGGTCACGGAATTGCCCACCCGTCATCCCCCTTGCGTCCCATTGTGGAGCGTTCCATGCTGAATCCATTGAAAGTTGTTGAGCGTGACCGCTATAACCCGTTCCTCTACCACTCGTCTCCGTGAGATAGTCAGACGCACCAAAGACTGGCCGGCGACGGGGATCCGGGGGTCCTATGAAGCCCGGCTCACGATGAAAACTAGTGCCTGCGGCCGCGGCCGCTCCCGCGCTTTTCTGGCCGATTGCGGCTGCGCTTGGGGCATAACCATAATCCGAAAGAGACTTACCGCCAGTTGAGGGTCCGCCCACAGGTTGGCCATTAATGTTGACGTTTGCGGAAGTCACATTCATGTTTTGGAGGTTTTTGAGATTTAATCCCTGCTCTCTCCACGTCCCCTTGTTTCGCTCCCCTATCTGCTTAAACCCCTGCCTCATCCCCATCATCATCAAGAAGGGGCCAAACCCACCGGAACCACCAGAACCGCCCAAGCCACCACCGATACCTTGACCGACATTGCCTATGGTCTTGACAACACCACCGAGGCTCTTTGATAGGCCGGTAAACAAATTAACCAACTCGGTTACGCCATCGATAAGTTTATTGATAAACGGCATTGCATCTTGGAACATTGTCGTCCATGCCGTTTTAAAACTAAGAAGTGCTGTGAGAAGATCTCCAATTGCAGTGCCATGTGCCAAAAAGTCTTTTTTGGAATCAATCAAGAAAACTCTCAAATTTCTGAATGATTCACTGAGATAATCGCCCACCGGACGAAGAATGTTCATAAACATGTCTTCAAGAACCTTGGCAGCAGAAAGCAAAGGAGCAAGTGAAGACGTAACCTTCTTCCATCCGTCGGTGAATCGATCCCACCAATCGGCTATCCGCCCAAACATGCCCTCTGCCATAGGCAGCCACTTGTCGACAAGTTTGACCATGTTCCTTTCAATCGCCTCCATCGCGTCCACCATGCCGCCGAGAAGGCCACCCTTCCCGAACCTGATGACATCACCACGGATTCTGAACAGCAAGCGGCGGAAAATCTGTGTGACCTCATCAAGGGCCATCTTGGTGTCCCCAAGGAAAGCATCGCCAATGTCAGCAAAATCAGTACGAATAATGGTGAAAGCGGCTTTGAATCTGCTAACTAATGTTCCAGAAACAGCATCCCATTGACCTTCAACGCCAGCGATTTCAGATATGAGGCCGGTTCGGATAGCGCTCTGTAGTTTGGCGATCGAGTTGATGCCTCGTCCGGCAAGTTTCTTCCAAGTTTCTTCCCCCATCTTGCCCATACCCTCGAAGGCTTTTCGAACTTCGCTCCAGTTCGCTTTGGGGTCGGTCAGAATGCCGACAACTTCACCCAGCCACTTTGCGGCCTGTTCGAGAGGTTGACCTGCAGCGGCGATATCCATCAAGCCCTTGGTTAGGCTTTTGCTGAAGTTGCCTCGCTGGCTGGCACCAGCAAAGATGGTGTTGAGGTTCTCAATACCCATGGATGCCATCGTGACATCCGTAGCCATGCCGCGCATTTCCATTCTTACAGCAGCAATTCCACCCTTAAGATCTTTATAGTTCTTTTCCAAGCCCTTATAGGAAAACATGGCGGCTTGCTGTTCGCGGATAGCGGAAGAAAGAACTGCCAGGGCCGCAGCGGCACCTGTTGCTGCGCCAGCGACCATCTTGATGGCGCCGTGATACCCCTTCATTAACCATCGGCCGATTTTGAATAGGCCATGAACAACAATCATTGATGCTGCGACTGCAGCAAACTCAACAACCATGAACTTGGTTGCAGCGCCGAGTACTTTTGTGATCAAAGAACCGAACCCTTTGACCATCTTGTCCCAGTCGGTCATGATCCGGGTGAATCGTTCAGTGGTTTGATTCAGAGATTTGGCGAACTTCTGAGAAGAGGCGCCAAGACTCGCCATATTATTATCAGCGGTTTTGGCCGCAACGGCGATTCTAAGTAGTTTGCGTTCAGCCTTGTTGAGTTCCCGCTCGCCGCGCAGATGGGCTCTTACTACAAGATTTACATCGGCCATATGCGCTCCAAAGAGGACTCAGAGCCGGTTAGATACAAGGAGCCCTATTGATTCTCCCGTTCTTGTTTTTCCCGGTCATCCTGTATAACTTTAGCACAGGCCAGTAGAACAGCCCATTCGAAGTCGTCAGATTTCAAAAGTTCTACAGGACTAGTAGAAAACGCTTCCGACAGTCTTGCTGCCGACTTTATATATGAATCTTCGGCTAGGAGATCGAAGATTCGTTCGTAGGGTCCACCGTGTCAACAACATCAGAGAATCCTGCAGCCTCCAGAACAGCCAAGGCGGCTGATTCAACGTGAGGATCGTTCCCAAAAAAGTTGCGAACGGCGTCAGGCACAGGACGGCTAGCGCTTGTCATCTTGAGAACCGCAGCGGAAGCGAAGTTCATGGGATAACCATCGTCATCCATAACCTCTTCGCCGTCCATTTCGATACCGACAGTTGTATGTCCGACGACATAACAGGCGAATTTTGTGGGATCCAGCCCGTTCTTGGTTTCCTCGCCAGCCTGCTTGCGCCAATTGCGCATCTTCGACTGGTTGATATTGGGACTGATGCGAATCATCACCCCATCACGCTCGGGAACCTCAAGTAGAACGACGGGTCGTTCGACTTCCTTTGAGATCGTTTCCTTCAGACGGTCAAGGATGTTCGGCTCTGGGGCGTCTGGAACCTTTGGAGCGGCCGTAGCGGCCTTCTTCGCGGGCTTATCCTCAGAGGATTCGTCAGTGTATAGTTCTGTGCTCATAAGCGAGAAACTAGCACACCCTTAACCTCGCCACAGTAACTCCCGATAATCGGGAAGAATTAGTGTGATGCTAGGTTAGAAGTAACACCCTGACAGGCGAAGGTTAGAGAGAAGGTTGCTGGTGCTCCAGAAGAAGCATCACCTTCAGGCTCAGTAATACCCACAAGTAGGGCATTAGTGTATTGTCGGTCAGTTCCGGTGATCTTGATGTCGCAGTCAGTTAGATACACGTTGAGAGTGTAGTAAGCCCGTCCGACTTTTTCCCTGAGAGTTGCCAGTTTCACGGCAACACCTGCACCACCCATGCCGGGATCAGTGCTTTGCTCTTCGTAGTCATCCATGTGGGCTGTGACAGTTACGTCTCCAATTTCATAAGGAGCGCACAATACTGTTGGGAATTGGTCACCGCCGGCATAGACCTTCTCTACGGCTGCAGTGATTTCGCCACCAGAGACCTGAGCGAACAGGAACTCGCCCCACGAAGGAAGTGTGTCATCCTCGCGAACGATGTTACAGACGATCTGGCGCTGTGAAAGTTTATGTGGTCCACCATGTGGCATTTAAGTACCTCCGTCTACACCACTGAAGTGGTGAGGTTGCTCTTGACGATATCGACATTGATCTGGTCGCCGACGCTAGACACGCGAACGCCGATCTTTGCCTTCACGAGTCCATCAGCCAACTGTGTAGCGGGGTTGAGGCCCGTGTCGCACTTGACGGTGTAACCCATGTCGATTCGCTTGCCGATCTGATCGAAGGCTTCGTATAGAGCCCCACTGATTCGGCGTGGTTCCAGAATGGCGACCAACCGTGCCTGAACAGCGGCGAAAATGTTTCCGCGACCGTCGATAACACTGAAGACCAACTCTTCTAGAGCCTTGTTGGCGTCGTAAACGATGCCATTGATTGTGTCCTGTGATGTGATGTATCGGAAGTTCGCTGTGTCGTTTGACAGGGAGCGCGCTCCGTAGACCCGGACGGCTCCGTCAATAACCCGAAGGCAGTTGACATTGTCGAAGTCCAGGGCATTACCTGATGCTGCGTTGGCTTCGGTTTCAAGCGAAGAAACCCATTTAGCGATAGAAATGGTGCCTGCACCCGGTTGATGGGAGCCTTTGCCGTTGTGGGCGCGTGCCCGAGCGGCTGCAACATATCCGTCCGGTGGAATCTTGCGAGTAACACCGACGAGAGAAGTTGGAACATTGACCCAAGGCCAGTAGAGCGCACCGTGTTCGGTGTTGGACTCGTTGCCTCGGATTGTGATTCCGAGGGTTTCGGCCTGAGCGACAGTTTGTGCCGCCGCCGAGTGGATGATTGCGATCCTGTTGTGAGTATTAGCGTGAGCGAGCAGACCTTGGTACACGGCCTGAACCTCTGATTCCGGACACGAAACAGCGCCGACACCATAAGCGTCGTTGAAGTTTGTTAGGCCGGCAACATAGTGTGCAGAGGTCACGTTGGAGCGGTCATCGTCGCCCGCTGCAAGGTTCTGTTCGCTACTGTAGGTGTCCACCAATCCGCCACCCTCATCCGTCACTGTGACGTAGTAGGAGGCGATGGCGCTGGCGGAGAACTTGCTGACGATCTGATCGCTAGCCGTAGTGTCGTTGGCTACGAAGATTGCTGTGCCACTAAGAGAAAGGGTGACAGTCTTGCTGTTGGCGACACTACCTACGGCAGTGCTAACTGACAGAGCGGAACTCCACGCACCGGGACCGTTGGCGGTGAAAGTAACCGTGTCGTTGGATCCGTCGGTCAGGGTTACAAACCCTGTAGTGGCCGATGGACCGGCAACACGGCTAATCCAGCACTGTGAACCACCCTCTTCAAAGAAGGTCTCCACAGTTGGATGCAAGTACGAATAAGACTGGTATTGACCATAAACGGACTCAAAGTCCAAAAGGCTCGCACAGAGCGTGGCCTTGTTGGTCGGGCCTCGATCGGCAAGCCCGCAGAAAAAAGCCTGCGAGGATGGCCGAATAGTGTTCCCGATTGGGCCACTTCGTGTTGCAGTTGAAATCGTTACGCCAGGCATATGAACCGTCCCGTTGGTATTCGTCTAATATTGTACGACGACCCTATGAGGTCACCGTGCAACTACTACCCATAAGATTACCACTACAGAGGCTCTGAAGAGTCATCCTTCTAAAGTCCATTACTAATCGGACTTTTCTTCTTGGGTATGGCCGCCACCAGTTTTAGTGTCGGACTTTTTTACCTCTTTCTCACGAGGCTTTGCTCTATCGGCAGCAGGGGCTGAACATAGGGCAAGACTTCCGTTATCGAGGAGTGCTTGTGTGGTTTTATCTACTGATGACAACCCCCCACAAGTTTTTGTTGGCAGAACATGCCCCTCATCGGTAACCGTAAAATTTGACAAAGATGTATTACGCACCCAAGTCAATCCATCAGGATCACTGAGGTGAGACGCGTGGTCTGAATGCTTGAAAGTTTTATCTGCCATGAGATGATTGTACCTTATTAGTTGCTTATGGGGTGGCCGAGAGCATCATACTCTCTCTTTATTACCACCGACTTACGTTCGATCGCCTCCGCAATGTTTGGATAGTCGGGGGAACATAGCGTCAATGAAAAAATGGGAGCCCTGTGTCCATATTTGCATGTCGTCAAGATGTATCCACTGTTGTTGTGGATTACTACAGAATTGGCGCGGTCATAGTCAAAAGCATCCGGGTCAAGAACACTGTTTAATTCCTTGCAGACACAATCGGTTTCGACTATCGGCATCATTCGGAAGCACCCCCTTGAGCCAAAGTGGATGCGAGTGTGAGGGTGTCCTCAACTCCAACATTTTTAACCCCGAAGGAAACCCCGTCCTCGTCGACGTGGCCGTAAGCCTTACGCATGACAACCTCATCTAGAGACAGTTCATACCCTAAATATGCACCAGCCAAAAATCTTTCACCTTTGAGGGGGGTCAAATCTGAAAACTCTTCCCTCATGCCAGATTCATCAATTTCAGCACGGAAAGTTCTCGTGGTGTCTGTGGCCTGGAGGCTCGGATAATCAAGCAGTGCAGAACGCACGACAGTTGTGAGGCGGTCGCGTTGGAGTGTCGTCTCCTCGGAATTGCTGGATCGACACCAAACGTAGGTCCTCATATTGTAGGACATCCGATATTCGGGCGAGTACTGACTCGTTGCGTAGCCAATGCGTTCCATGTTGTTGGTCGTCAGGGCAACCGTAATTATGGTGGGCCACTTATCCAGTGCCACTGGTTCATAACTAAGGTATCTAGCAGGAAGAGGCAATTCAGAATCAGTCAATAGCCAGCCGTTCCTGTAATCAAGTATGCGGTCTGGAAGATCTGATTGAAGGTAGTCGGTGACATACTGCTTGGCAAAATGAGCACCCTGCATCAACTCATGTTTAGGAAGTGTTGGCATTAGAACAGGTCTCCATCTCCGCCATCTTCAAGGTATTCTCTGATCATCCTACCCCAACGCTTATTCGCTCCTGCCGGCTCAAAAATGATTTCGCGTTTAGCCATATGTTCCGTTCCATACTGATGGAACTTTGCTACCCGAATATTATTTAGACTGAATTCGGCCTTGTGGCGATCAATGTCAACTTCCACTCCACGCAAAGAGGAGATGGCCTTAAAGAGTTCCCCAGTCTGTACGAGTGGTGGTGCACCCGGGTAATTGGCGGCTTTCCAAGACGCATACTCCGCGTCTAAAGGAGCCCAACCCCCCACTGCGAGACCATTGGCTGTGAAGTTCTTGGTCCACGCTTTTTGTAACTCGTCACGAATTTCCTCTAGGGGGTCTTTGAAGTTCCTACCCCGTCGCTTTATGGCATCGAGTTTGTTCTGAGCCTCATCGTCGTCGTAGTCGACATCAATATCGATGCGCATTATGAGATCCTTACGCGCCGGTACCTCTTGAGGGCGAGTAGTTCTTTCTCCAAAAAGCCGATTTCCGCCAAGGTGGTTTCC